TTCAAGGCAAGAACAAGCGGCGGTCAAAACGGAAACGAATCAGGCGCAACCTATATCGTAGCCGCCTTCGCAGAAAACCCATTTAAGTATTCTAGAGCCAGATAAATAGTATAGAGGGAAAAATGTTCTATAAATCACCAAACAAATATATTACAGAAGGCACATCATTTGAAATTGATGGCACTTGGTATCCAGCAAACTGGCTTAACCTTGCTTCGCCTGCTGAAAAAACTGCCCTAGGTCTTGTTGAAGTAACTTCGACAAATTCTCCAGAAGACGATAGATTTTATTGGGTATCTTCTCAAACCGTTGAAGGCGTTACAACTTATACTAACACACCTAAAGATTTAACTAGTTTAAAAACTCAATGGGTTGCAAATATCAATCAGATTGCATATAGCATTCTTTTACCGACAGATTGGATAGAGATTCGTAATCTTCGTGACAACACTTATAAAACAGATTGGATCACATGGCGCGATTCAATTCGCACACAAGCACAAACTGCAATCACAGCAATCAATGCTGCAACAACTATTAATGAGTTAAGAACTGCAATTGTGGTTGAATGGCACAAAGATCCTAACGCACCTTCAATAGTATAATAATAAATAGACTACTATGGCTAAACCTACAACAAGAGCACAATTTAAAACATACTGTCTAAGAGAACTTGGTTTTCCTGTTATTGAAATTAACGTGGACGATGACCAGGTAGATGACCGTATTGATGAGGCACTTTCTTTCTGGAACGATTATCATTTTGATGGTCAGCAGAAGATGTATATGAAGCACATGATTACTGCTGAAGATATTAATCGCCGCTGGATTTATTGTCCTGATGCGGTATCATTTGTAACTGGTGTATTTCCGTTTGACCAATCAAATGCGTCAATCAATATGTTTGACTTGCGTTATCAGTTACGCTTGCATGACCTGTATGACTTTACTTCTGTTTCGTATGTCTCATATGAGATTACGATGCAACACCTTCGTACCTTGAACCTATTGTTCTCAGGTACACCGCAGTTTAGATTCAATCGTCATCAGAACAAAGTGTTTCTTGATATTGATTGGGTAAGAGATGTTGTTCCTGGTAACTATGTAATTATTGAGTGTTATCGCAAATTGATTCCTGATACTGTCACATTAACAGGAACAATAACATACACAGCTTCTTCAAATACGGTTACTGGATACGGAACAATATTTGACCAAGAAGTTATGGAGAATGACTTCATCACATTAAATGGTGTTGATAATATACAAATTGCAACAATCAATTCACCAACATTAATTACAGTTCGTGGGCCTCTAGCTAATGCTGCATCAAATACAACTGCAACTATTGCAGGTAACTCTGATGTATGGAACGATAGATTTCTTAAGAGGTATGGTACTGCATTGATTAAAAAACAATGGGGTTCTAATCTGAAAAAATTTGCGGGCGTACAAATGCCAGGTGGTGTAACACTAAATGGACAACAAATATTTGATGAATCTGTTGCTGAAATTAAAGAGTTAGAAGAAGAGATGTATAATCTTAATGCGTTACCTACAGAAATTATGATGGGTTAATCGTGATAAAAATTTATAAAATTTACAAATGTACCAATGAAATTAATGGTAAAACCTATATTGGTTTTACTCATAAAACTTTAACAAAAAGAATAATTGAACATAAATCTTCTGCAAAAAATGGAAGCGATTATCTTTTACATAAAGCTATTAGAAAATATGGTATAGATTCTTTTAAATGGGAATCTTTATATGAATCTTTTGATAAAGAATTTATTTTATTTACAATGGAAAACTATTTTATAATGGAAAATAATTCTTACTTTGAAACTGGATTTGGATACAATATGACATTTGGTGGTCAAGGTGGAATGTTAGGTAAAAAACATACAGAACAAACAAAAGATAAATTAAAATTAGCTAGAAACAAAAGAATTGTTGAACCTATGTTAGGTAAAACACACAAAGAATCATCAAAAGAAAAAATGAGTTTGGCTAAATTAGGCAAAAAGAAAGATGATTCTTATAAAGAGATGTGTTCTGAAAGAAATTTAAAACGATATTCTGATCCAGAAAAAAGAAAAATTCTTTCTGATGCTGTAAAATTATCCTGGCAAAAAAGAAAACAACAATCAATAGGAGTTCAAAATTAGTACCAACTTCTATTTCAATAACTTTCCAATAAATCAAATCACCAGCGAGCAATTGCTGGTGGAAGACCTTGTTATTGAGGCAATGAAAATCTATGGCATGGACATTTACTATATGCCGAGAAGCACTGGTGACCAGGTTGATATGCTGTATGGTGAAGATACACTAAAGCAATACACAGCAGCCTATCCACTTGAAATGTACCTTGAAGATGTTACAGGCATGGAAGGTGAAGGCGATTTCATGTCTAAGTTTGGTCTTGAGATTCGTGATGAGATGACATTCCTTGTATCTCGCCGTAGATTTGCCTTTACAGTAAATCAAGGCCGACCAAATGAAGGTGATTTGATTTATGTTCCAATGTTACAGAATTTCTTTGAGATTAGCTTTGTAGAACACGAAAACAATCAGGCAATGTATTACACACTAGGTCGTGGTCGTGGCGGTAATGTCTATGTGTATGCATTGAAATTGAAACAATGGGTATTCTCTAATGAACTTGTTCTTACTGGTAATGCAGAGATTGACGGTCAAATTAAAGACGCATACCCAAGAACACAGATATCACTAAGAGCAGGCGGTTCTGGAATTTATGTGCCTGATGAGATAGTATATCAAGGCGCAAATGTGGCAACTGCAACTGCAACAGCAACTGTTCACAATTATGTTACTGGTTCTCAGTTGTATGTTTACCGTGTAACTGGTACTTTTGCAGCCAATACATTTATAAAAGGTAACACAAGTAATGCAATTTGGAATGTATCTACAACTTCCGATACTGCCACGATGGATAATTCATTCGAAGATGTTGTTGACAATAATAGAATAGAAGGTGAAGCAGATGATGTTATTGACTTCTCAGAACGCAACCCATTTGGTGAAGTTTAATGTTACATAACGCACACTTCTATAATAGAACTATCCGCAAAATTGTTGTTGGATTTGGTTCTATGTTTAATGACATTGTGTTAACTCGTTACTCAAAAGACGGGTTGACAGCACATGAAACAACAAAGGTACCATTGAACTATGGACCTAAAGAAAAGTATTTGGTTCGTATCAATAGTGATCCAACTCTGACAAAATCAATTGCAACTACTTTACCTAGAATGAGTTTCAATCTAGAAGGTATTTCATATGATACAGGTAGGAAACAACAGACAACATTACAGAATTTTGGTTTCAGTTCTGGTAGTTTTAAAACACAGTATGTACCAATTCCATACAACTTTGATTTCAGTCTATCAATCTATGTTCGTAACACGGAAGATGGTACACAGATACTAGAACAGATACTGCCTTACTTTACACCAGACTTTACTGTTACTATAGACTTCATCAAAGAAATGGATCAGGTCTATGATATGCCTGTTCTTTTAAATTCAGTATCACCTGAGGTTGACTATGAAGGTGAACTGTATAACACAAGAACAATTATTTGGAATCTTACTTTCACCGCAAAGGCCTATATCTGGCCACCAGTTATCAATCCATCAGGCGGCAAACTTATTCTTCAGGCAAACAGTAACATATATACTGATTCGACTAACTTAGATGCACAGAAGGTCTATGTAAACTTTGCAACAGGAACAGGTGTCTATACGACAGGTGAAGATGTTTTCGTTGACGCAAGAGGTGTTACTGGCAAGGTTCTGTATTTCAGCAACACCTCGACTGGTGTTCTTGTTCTAACCGATTTGAACAAGAGAGTAGAAGTAAACGATTTAGTTACAGGTGTTTATTCAAACGCAACATTTAAGATTGCAACAGTAGATAACTCACCAACAAAAGCGGTTGCAATTGTTGTGACACCTAAACCATCAACTGCCAACGGAAATGGTCCGTATGGATTTGAAGAAACATTTACAGACTGGCCTAACACATTAATATGAGCAAGACAGATAAGAAGTTATCAGAAATCTTTGACCTGGATCCAATATCAACAACAATCGAACCTGTTCAAACTGCCGAATTGGTTACCGTTGAAGATGATGTTGTAGATTCAGATACTGATTATGCCCGTAAGAATATCAGAAACTTGATTGATAAAGGTAATGTTGCAGTAGATAACCTTCTGCAAGTTTCAAAAGAATCAGAACACCCTAGAGCTTATGAGGTTGTTGCAGGATTGATGAAGACAATGGCAGACTTAAACAAAGATTTACTAGAACTACAGAAACGAAGAAAAGATTTAAAGCCTCAATTAGAAAATACTGGTGGTAACATCACAGTAGAGAAAGCAGTTTTTGTTGGTTCAACAGCAGATTTACTTAAACAAATTAGAGATAATAAATAGGTCACTATGGAAACATTAATTCAACAACTCAAAGTTATTCTTGCAACCAATTTTGCCTTGTATTTAAAGGCACACAACTATCATTGGAACATTGAAGGTCCTGATTTTCCACAATATCATTCATTTCTTGATGCATTCTATAATCAAGTTTTTGGTCAGACAGATGCCATCGCAGAGCATATTAGATACTTAGATTCTTATGTGCCAGGTTCATTCTCAAGATTTCTTGAACTGGCTGACATTGAAGATGCAACTACTGTACCTTCTGCGTTAGCTATGATGTTAGAAATTAAGAATGATAATGACCGTTTAATTGTGCATCTTCGTGCTGGTATTGTTGCTGCTGACCAAGCAGGTGAACCCGCTGTATCTAATTTCTTACAAGATGTATTAGGTAGACAACAAAAATCTGCATGGATGTTGCGTAGCATTCTAAAGTGATGCTATGAGTGATACGGGGTATATGGGCAACAGTTCTCTAAAAAGAACTGAAGTCAAAATTTCATATACGCAAGAACAGGTATTAGAACTTGCTAAGTGTGCAAGCGATCCCATATACTTCGTTGACAACTATTGTTATATCGTAACACTCGACCATGGTCTTCAACCGTTCAAACTATATGATTGCCAGAAAGAAAAGTTAGATGTAATCCATAAGAACCGAAAGGTTATCATTATGGAAGGCCGTCAGCAAGGTAAGACTTCCACTTCAGCGGCATACATTCTTTGGTACACACTCTTTCAAGAATCTAAAACAGTCTCTATTCTGGCTAACAAGGCATCAACCGCAAGAGAAATTATATCTCGTTACCAATTGATGTATGAAAACTTGCCTGTATGGATGCAACAAGGTGTTAAGACATGGAACAAAGGTGACGTTGAACTAGAAAACGGTTCTATTGTCTTTACTGCTGCGACAACTGCACAAGGTATTCGTGGTAAATCGGTCAACCTTCTGTATATTGACGAAGCCGCAATCATACCAAACACCGTTGCTGAAGCATTCTTTACTGCGGTTTATCCAGTTATCTCTGCTGGTCAAACAACCAAGATTCTCATTACATCGACACCTTTAGGGTATAATCACTTTTGGAAATTCTGGAACGATGCGTTGAACAAGAACAACGACTTTGTACCGTTGTTTATTCCATACAATAAGATTCCAGGTCGAGATGAGAAATGGGCACTTGAACAGAAACGCCAACTTGGTGAATTGAAATATAACCAAGAGGTTCTATGTAAGTTCCTTGGTTCTTCGTTGACATTAATTGACTCAGCAACGATTGAGTATATGTCTACCTGCCCGATGGTCTACTCTAAAGACGGGTTAGACTTGTATGAATACCCAATCAAGGCTGAGAGGGATGATGAAGAAAAACTGGTCAAGAAACCTCATGCATATGTTATTGTTGCAGATACCGCACAAGGTGTTGGTGGAGACTACTCTGCATTTGTAATCGTAGATATTACTGATGTACCATACAAACTGGTAGGTAAATTTAGAGACAACAAGATTGCACCGATGCTCTATCCAACCGTCATACATAAGGTAGCGAAAGACTTCAACAATGCATATGTTCTACTTGAGGTCAATACCAGTGAACAGGTTGCATACATTTTGCAGTCTGAACTAGAGTATGAAAACATTCTTTATGTTACAAAAACAGGTAAAGGCCAGCGTGTAACTGGTGGTTTTGGTGGTGCCGGTAGAACAAGTTTTGGTGTTGTGACAGACAAGAGAGTAAAACGAATTGGTTGTTTCACCTTTAAATCTCTGGTAGAAGAGAAGAAACTACTGATTCAAGATGCAGATGTAATTTCAGAGTTATCAACTTTTATTGAACACCGTGGTTCTTATGAGGCAGATGATGGTTACCACGATGATTTAGTTATGCCTCTAGTTTTGTTTAGTTGGTTGACAACTAACCCGTATTTCAAAGATTTAAACGATATCAATGTTCGTGAAGCAATGTACCAAGAACGAATTAAACAGATTGAAGAAGATGTTATTCCTTTCGGCTTCATGTCTGACGGATTAGAAGATGAATATGAAGTAGATGGCGGAGACGCCTGGACAAAAGAAGAACCTAAACAAATACCACCAGGTTACCTATCTTCAAATCTGTAAAAAACTAAATAGTGTATAAAGAAAAAATTGACCCATAACTAAGGAGAAATCCATGGCATTTCAGCTATCACCTGGGGTAAATGTATCAGAAATCGACCTGACTACAATCGTCCCTTCAACCGCTACCTCAATTGGCGGTATTGCTGGAAATTTCAACTGGGGTCCAGTTGGTGAAGTGGTTACCGTTTCTAGCGAGGTAAATCTCGTTAACAGATTCGGTGAGCCAGACAATACAAATTATGAATACTGGTTCTCTGCTGCTAATTTCTTAGCGTATTCTAACAATCTAAAAGTTGTTCGTGCGGCAAACACATCATCAAGTAACAACTCCACAGCAAACGGTACCGGTGTTCTGATTAAGAATTCAGATGACTATGTTGCAAACCGTGAAACTGCAACCAACACAGCTTACGGTCCATTTGCGGCTCGGTATGCTGGTGCTCTAGGTAATACTTTGCGTATTTCTATGTGCCCAAGTTCACAGGCATTTTCTTCAAACGTAACTGTTACTGATAGTTTAAGAGCTAATGCTGTTGTAGCCGGTGCTACTGTAATTAATGTTAACGGTGCCGTAAATGCGGCAGTAAATATTGCCAACAACGATTTGATTTCTGTTGATGGTGGTTCAACATACATTCGTGTTACAGAAGTTAACGCAACTGCAATTATGGTTGCAACTGCACCAGGTACAGTTTCTGTTGGTGCTCCAATTCTGCGTAAGTGGCAATATGCTGACCAGTTTGGCGTTGCACCATCAACTTCATCTTATGTTTCTGCTCTAAACGGTTCAGGCGATGAAATGCATGTTATCGTTGTAGATGAAGATGGTGATTTCTCTGGTGGTATTGCAAATACCGTTCTTGAAAAATACTCATTTGTTTCAAAAGCATCTGATGCCATTACCAATGATGGTTCTGCAAACTACTATAAAACAGTTATCAACAGCCAGTCTCAGTATGTTTGGTGGTTAGGTCATCAACCAGGTTCATCAAACTGGGGAACTACTTCTTCTGCAAAGACATTTACCAATATTAATACACCATTCTCTGCATCAATGAGTGCTGGTGCAGATGGTACAATCGGTAACTCAGAAGTTACTGCTGCATATAACTTCTTCTCAAATCCTGATTTAGTTGATGTATCATTGTTAGTTTCTGGTCCAGGTAATGCAACTGTCGCTGCAAGTTTAATTTCACTAGTTGAATCTCGCAAAGATTGTATGGTGTTCTTATCACCATTGAAAGCCAGTGTAGTTAACAATGCAGGTTCAGAAGTAACAAGCATTCTTTCACATCGTGCAGGTTTGACAAGTTCTTCATATGCATTCATGGATTCTGGTTACAAATACCAATACGACCGATACACAGATGTATATCGTTGGGTACCATTGAACGGTGACATTGCTGGTGTTTGCGCTCGTACCGACCAAGAACGTGATCCATGGTACTCACCAGGTGGTCTAAACCGCGGTATCATTAAGAATGTTATCAAGTTGGCATTTAACCCAACCAAAACAGACCGTGATAACCTGTATGTTCAAGGTATCAACCCTGTTGTTACATTCCCAGGTGAAGGTACAGTTCTGTTTGGCGATAAGACAATGTTAAATCGTCCACAAGCATTTGACCGTATTAATGTTCGCCGTCTGTTCATTGTTCTAGAGAAGACAATTGCTCGTGCTTCACGCAGCTCTCTGTTTGAATTTAATGACCAGTTTACTCGCGCACAGTTTGTAAACCTAGTAGAGCCTTACTTGCGTGATGTTCAAGGTCGCCGTGGTCTTACAGACTTCCGTGTAGTCTGCGATGATTCAAACAACACAGCCGAAGTTATTGACAGCAACCGTTTCGTTGGTGATATTTACATCAAACCAGCACGCTCAGTCAACTTCATCCAACTTAACTTTGTTGCAGTAAGAACAGGTGTTTCGTTTGATGAAATTGTCGGCCGTTTCTAATAAATAAGAGAGATAGGAGAATATAAATGGCATTTAATGTAAACGAATTCCGCTCTCAAATGGTAGGAGACGGTGCTCGCCCAAATCTATTTGAGGTGAGTATGCCGTTCCCTGGCTTTTCACAGCCTGGCGATGCACAGAAGAAACTGACCTTCATGTGCAAAACTGCTCAACTGCCTGGTTCAACCGTTGGTGTTGTACCTGTTCAATACTTTGGCCGCGAATTGAAGTTTGCGGGTAACAGAACCTTCCAAGATTGGACAATTACAATTATCAATGATGAAGACTTTGTGATTCGTAATGCATTCGAGCGTTGGTTGAATGGTATCAATAGTCACAGTCTTAATGTCCGTAACCCATTAGCTCTTGCTCCTGGTGGATATACTGTTGATGCTGACGTTACTCAATACGGCAAAGTAGGTAATACACTTAAGAAATACCGTTTTCTAGGTATGTTCCCACAAGATGTATCACCAATTGATGTTGATTGGGGTTCAAACGACACTATTGAAGAGTTTACAATTACTCTTTCCTACCAGTGGTGGGAATCAGTAGCTGATAACGTAGCTTGATGAAAGGGAGGTCCTTTCGACCTCCCTTTTTACTTTTTAGGATGATATATACATGGCAGTAAAATTATTCGGTTTTACACTAGGTAAAAAGGACATTGTTCAGGACGAAAAGCCTGAACAGGCCTCTTTTACTCTTCCAACCGAGGCGATTGATGATGGTGCGGTTACTATCACACAGAATGCCCATTACGGCACTTATGTTGATTTAGATGGTTCTGTTCGTAATGAGATTGAACTTATCACTCGTTACCGTGAAATGTCAAATCACCCCGAATGTGATATGGCGATTGATGAAATTGTTAATGAAGCAATTAGTCATACCGAACAAGGTGAGATTGTCAAGATTGTAGTTGATAATCTTAAGCAACCAGAAGCAATTAAGAAAAAAATTATTGAAGAATTTAAAACCGTCCAAAAGATGTTGAACTTCAGTAATCTTGCCGATGACTTATTCAAGCGTTGGTACATTGACGGTCGTATCTATTACCATGTTATCGTCAATGATAAAAAACCTAAAGACGGTATTCAAGAATTACGTTATATTGACCCACGCAAGATTCGTAAGGTGCGTGAGATTCAAAAAGAACGGGATCCAAAAACTGGTGCCAACATCATCAAATCGTTGGCTGAATACTATGTCTATAATGATCGTGGTACAACGACACAAACATTTAGTGCAAACGTAACACAAGGTTTGCGTATTGCACCTGAGGCAATCATTAATGTAAACTCAGGTTTGATGGATGCAAAAAATGTATTCGTCATTTCATACTTGCACAAAGCAATCAAGGCACTCAATCAACTAAGAATGATTGAAGATGCAGTAGTTATTTACCGTATCTCTAGAGCACCTGAACGCCGCATATTCTATATTGATGTTGGTAACTTACCAAAAGGTAAAGCAGAACAATACATTCGTTCTATTATGATTCAGTATCGTAACAAGTTAGTTTATGATGCCAGCACAGGTGAGATTCGTGATGAGCGTAAACACTTGTCCATGCTTGAAGACTTCTGGCTACCACGCCGTGAAGGTGGTAAAGGTACCGAGATTACAACCTTGCCTGCTGGTCAAAACCTGGGTGAGATGGAAGATGTAAAATACTTCCAAAAGAAACTGTTGAATGCATTGAATGTTCCAGTTTCTCGCCTAGAGCCGAACGATGGTGGCTTGATGGGTGTTGGTAAGACAACAGAAGTCACCCGTGATGAAGTTAAATTTTCTAAATTTGTTCAGAGACTACGCAATAAGTTTTCACAGATTTTTGACCATGCACTTCGCACACAATTAGTTCTTAAAGGTATTTGTACCAGTGAAGAATGGGATGAATTCAGAGAAGAGATTTACTATGACTTCATTAAAGACAATAACTTTACCGAAATGCGTGATGCCGAATTGATGCGTGAAAGAGTCAATACCGCAACAATGATGGAACCATTTATTGGCCGTTACTTCTCTTCTACATGGGTTAAGAAGAATGTTCTTCAAATGACCGATGAAGAAATTGAAAAGATGCAAGAAGAGATTGATGAAGAAGGTCCAGTTACACCTGTTGGCGGTGACCAGCAACAACAAGGTGGCGGTGACCAACCAGAACCGGTAGATAACACTTATGAGAAGCAAGATTCAGAATCTTTAACACCGGAATTAGATAATACGGTAGAGAAGTCTGCTCTCAATATAAATAGGAAATAATGGAGAACACTATGACAAAATTTATAGATCAAATTGCAACAGGTGATTCTGTTGGTGCCAAAGAAACAATGTCTGATATGTTGTCTGCAAAGGCATTTGAGGCACTAGATGCTCGCAAACAAGAACTTGCTTCTACACTATTTGGTGGTCAGAAACAAGAAGAACAAGAAGAAACTGTAGAACAAGAATGAAATCTTTATTAGAATTCAAATCTATCGTTGAAGAAGAGAAATCAGACTACTCAAAGTTTGATGCTCTTGTTCGCGCTGGACTTGTTAACAAGGCACAGTTGCAACGTATACATAAAATATTGGATAAGATGCAAGAAGAAAAGCCTGTTTTCAATAATGCCGACCGTGCAATTTTACAGAATATGTTTAATCGCATGGTAGATTTGGTTTCTAATAACAAACAGATTTTCAATCAGGCTCGTAGGGCAGTAAGAGAAGATGTAGAAGAAGTTACCGATGAGCCAATTGTTCTACAAGAAGATAAAGATCCACCAGTAGTCTTAGTTATCAAACGCAAAGCAATTCGTTTGTATCCAGATGGTACCAGAATTGCTTTGTATTACAATGAACGACTAAAGAAATATTTCTCTGTACCGTATCAGTATGGTGCAGGTATGGATGCACCAATTCAGGCAGAAGAAGTTGAGTTAGAAGAAGCAGTAATGGATACACTACATAAGATTGTAAATGATAAACAGGCAAAGTCTGTTAAGTTTGCATCAGGCCATACTCGTAAGGTAGATCACTTTACTGCATCAGCAATTACTCAAGTGCATAAAGCATTGAGTGATGATAACAAGAAGAAGTTTGCTGATATGGTACACAAGTCACCAGATCATTTGATGAAGGCTGCTGATTTTGCTTTCAAACACGCAAAATGAAATTTATAGATTTAATTGCACAGAACAGATTGGTTGAGGCGAGAGAATTAATTTTTGAACGCCTTGAAGAGATGATTGCTGCCAGAGTAGAGGCAGAAAAAGTTGCCGTGGCAGATGATACATATGAGTGGGTCGAAGAAGAGTTAGACGAAGCTAATGTAATGAAGATGGGTAGAATCACTAAGATTCGCCGCAGAATTCGTAGAAACAAGCAAGGCAGAATTGTTGTTCAGAAGAACATTAGAAAATCTTCTATTAAAGGTTATAGATTGTCGGGTAATAGAGTTGTTAGAATACCGACAATACAAAGGTTACAGAAGGCTAGAAAACTTAAACGATACTGGAAGACAAAGGGTAAATCAAAGTTGCGTAGAACATTGTTCAAACGCAAAATGTCCCTTAGACGCCGTACCTCAATGGGAATAAGATAACATGGCATACGAAATTATAAACACCGTAAAGGGTGGTTCAATTGTTAGATGTGTAGATGTTAGCACAGCAAATCTTGCATTGACTCAATTTAGAGCTAATCCAACAAACGAAACTGTTAGTGCTATCAGTATTCGTAGATTAAATTGGTCAACTAACGGTAGCATTGAAATTACTAGAGATGGTGCCCAACTATTTAAATTGTCAGGCACAGGCGAAATGCGTCTTGATGATTTTGGAGTTTCAGTTGCAAATACTGCAACAGGTAACCTTTCAGTCCAAATAATTACTGGTGGTTGTGTTATTATAGATGTATCAAAGACTGCGACATACAACGTAGATCCATATACAGGACAAACATACTAATGAAACTAATTAGAGAAAACATCGAAGAGGTAAAGTACCTTACTGAAGCCACCGAAAGTGGCAAGAAGAACCTTTACATCACTGGTCCATTTCTTGTTTATGACAAGCCAAACAAGAACAACCGCATGTATACGAAAGACATTCTGAGTAAAGAAGTTGGTCGTTACAACGAAGAATATGTAAAAACAAACCGTGCTCTAGGTGAACTAGGTCATCCAGATACACCTTCTATCAATCTTGAAAGAGTATCACATAAGATTGTAGAACTTACCGACAACGGTGAATCTTTCATCGGTAAGGCATTGATACTTGATACACCTTACGGGCAAATTGTTAAGAATTTCATGGACTCAGGTGTTAACCTTGGAGTATCTTCCCGTGGTATGGGCACATTACAACCCACCAAAGAGGGTTACAATATTGTTCAAGATGATTTCCGTTTAGCAACCGCTGCTGACATTGTTGCCGATCCATCGGCACCAGGAGCCTTTGTTAATGGCATCATGGAGAATAAAGAATGGTTGTTTGTTGAAGGTCGCTTTGTTGAAATTGACATCGATAATGCAAAAAGACAAATCAAACAAGCATCACGAAAAGATATTGAACAGGTTGCACTTAACTTGTTTGAAAATTTCATCAGAAAACTTTAATTTTATAAATAAGAAATCATAAGGAGATTCCTAATGGCATCAAACAAACTATTAGAGGCAGCCGCAGAAATTCTTTCAGGTAGTAAGAATGCTGCACCAGCTATGCCTCCAGAAAAAATTCCAGCTGAGGTACATGATGCTGGTGGTCCAACCCCACAGAATTATAAGAATGATGATAATTCTGCCAAGATTAGCCCATCATCAAAGAGTGCTGCAGCACCAACAACTAAACCTTCTGCTGCTTCTTCAAAAATGGAAGAAACAGAAAATGAAGATGAAGTCATTGCTGAAATGCACGGTGATGAAGCCGAAGACAAAGCAATGATGAAGAAAATGAAGATGAAAGAAAAGATGAAAGAGGATGTTGACGCTCTCTTTGCTGACGATTCTACCATCTCAGAAGAATTTAAAGAAAAAGTTTCTACTATTTTTGAAGCGCGTGTTTCTGACCGTGTTGCCCAAATTGAAGAAGAAACAGAAACCCGTTATGCTGGTATGCTCGAAGAGGCAGTTGAATCCATTCGTGCCGACCTAACAGAAAAGGTTGATGACTATCTTTCATATGTTGTTGAGCAATGGATGGAAGAAAATCAAATCGCTATTCAAGAAGGTCTGCGTTCTGAAATTACCGAAGAGTTCATTTCAGGTCTACGCAACCTATTTGCAGAACACTATATTGATGTTCCTGCCGAAAAAGTTGACCTAGTTGATGAGTTGGCTTCTAAAGTTGAAGAACTAGAAACCTCTCTTAACGAGGAAATCGAACGTGGCATTCAAACCAAGAAGGCATTGGTTGAAGCTCGTAAAGCTGAAATCATTCATACTGTATGTGAAGGTCTCATTGCTACTCAAGTTGAAAAAATCAAATCACTCGCAGAGAGTGTTGAATTCTCCACAGAGGACGAATACACAACTAAACTTGAGACAATCCGTGAGAACTATTTCCCATCTGGCGCCAAGCGTGCTGATGAAAAACAGTTGCATGAAGAGTTAGGTGACACAGATGACAAGGTCATTACTGACCCAATGGTTGCTGCTGTTGCCCAAGCAATTTCAAAAACAAGAATTTAATTAGTAAAACAAGGAGATAAAAATGTATTTGTCCGAAGGCCTACAAAAGAAATGGGAAGGTGTTCTGGATCATCCAGACATGGCCCCAATTAAAGATCCATACCGTAAAGCAGTTACTGCTGTTGTTCTTGAGAACCAAGCACAAGAAATGCAGAAGACCGCAGGTATGCTGTATGAATCAGGTTCACCAACAAACTTTGCTGGTACAGGTGGTTATGGCGGTAGCGCAGCTGCTGCTGGTCCAGTTGCTGGTTTCGATCCAATCCTAATCAGCTTGGTTCGCCGTTCATTGCCTAACCTAATTGCGTATGACGTTTGCGGCGTTCAGCCAATGACTGGTCCTACCGGTTTGATTTTCGCAATGCGTACCCGTTATGCATCACAAGGTGGTGATGAAGCATTCTTCAACGAAGCTAATACTCAACACGCTGGTGCTGCTACGGCTCTTACAGCACAAGTTGCTGCACAGTTGACCGCTCTTACAATCGCTGCTAACACCACAGAAACATTTACCTCAAACGCTAATGCTGCTATTGCAATGGCAACAGGTAATGCTGAAGCTCTTGGTGATGGTGCCGCAGGTAACACCTTCCAAGAAATGGCATTCTCAATCGAGAAAGTTACCGTAACTGCTCGTACCCGTGCTCTAAAGGCCGAGTATTCAATGGAACTTGCTCAAGACTTGAAAGCAGTTCATGGTCTAGATGCAGAAACAGAACTAGCAAACATTCTTTCAACAGAAATTCTTGCTGAAATTAACCGTGAAGTTATTCGTACCATTTACGGTGTTGCTAAGTTGGGTTGCCAAGTTGGTACAACCACCCGTGCAGTATTTGACCTTGACACCGACTCAAACGGTCGTTGGATGGTTGAAAAAGTTAAAGGTCTTGCTTTCCAAATCGAACGCGAAGCTAACACCATTGCCAAGACAACCCGTCGCGGCAAAGGTAACATCATGATTTGTTCTTCAGATGTTGCTTCTGCTTTCGCAATGGCCGGTCTTCTTGACTATCAGTCAGCACTACAAGGTCAAGTTAACCTAACCGTTGACGATACTGGCAATACATTTGCTGGTACAATGTTCGGTCGTATCAAAGTTTACATTGATCCATATGCAGGTACTTCTTCAACCAACGAATTTGCTGTTGTTGGTTTCAAAGGTTCTAACGCATACGATGCTGGTATTTTCTACTGCCCATACGTTCCTCTACAAATGGTTCGTGCAGTTGATACTGGTACCTTCCAGCCAAAAATTGGTTTCAAGACCCGTTACGGTCTAGTTGCCAATCCATTTGCAGAAGGCACATCACAGGGTCTTGGTGCATTGAACCGTCAAGCAAACAACTACTACCGTGCGTTTGCTATCAAAAACATCATGTAATAAAAAAGTCACCGTAGAGTGACCTTTAGAGAGGACTCCCTAAAAAGAGTCCTCTTTTTTTCGCCTAAATAATGGTATGAAGACCAACATCATTTTGATAAATGATCTTATTGATTTGAAGTATCGTAAACAGAAAGAGCTTGAGTTTTATAACAAGCAATTAGAAGAACTACATTCAAAGATGTTTTTCATCAAAAAAGAAATAGATTTAACCTCTGAAATAATTAACATGATTGAAAAAGAAAAATTGTTAGATTTAAGAGAATACAATAAATGAGCGCTCTCACCAGAAACCCAAAAAATCCAAACTACCTGCATCCTAATAAGTTCCAACTGAACTTCTCTAGGTTACCTAACATGCAGTATTTTTGCCAGACTGTGGTTGTACCTGGTATTTCTATGAGTGAGATACAACAGGCAACACCATTTGTTGACCTGTATAAACCAGGTGAGAAAGCAATCTATGACCTACTGAATGTTACCTTTCTTGTTGATGAGATGTTGAAATCATGGCTTGAGATACATGATTGGATCCGTGGTATGACATTCCCTACAGATTTCAAAGAGTATCGAAACCTAGGCCTACTAAGTAAGACTGCTGGTATACGCCAAGCAGCAGGCATAGCACCGCAATACTCTGATGCAACGATTACAATACTTTCATCGGCAAATAATCCAACTTACCAATTTAAATTTTATGATGTGTTCCCTACCAGTATCTCGTCATTCCCAATGTCAACTACTGATAGTCCAGACACCGCCATTACTGCCGATGCCACCTTCAGATATGCATATTTTGATGTTGCCAAAGTGAACTAAATTTGATATACTCCTAACAGGAGATTTGATATGAACAAACTTGATGAACTGTTACAAATGTGGGCAAAAGATTCTGTTATTGATAGAACTGAGCCTGGTAAAGCATTAATCAATATACCCCAACTACACAGTAAGTACCTGAACATACTTTCTCGGCATCGCCTTCTCACAAAGGAGGCAGAGTTTAAGTATAACAAGATGAAGAAGGTCAAGTGGGAATACTATACTGGTAAACTAGATGATGACCAACTGAAACACCTTGGTTGGGAACCATTTCCTTTCGTGTTGAAATCTGAGATTACTACATACTTTGAGAGTGATGAAGATTTGAACAAACTTACCGCACAAAAAATAATGTATGAAGAGGTTGTTGAAGTCTGTCAGAGTATACTCAAAGAATTGAACTCACGCACATTTCAGTTGCGTGACTTTATAGCATGGGAACGGTTTATCCAGGGCGTATAAATTATAAATAGGTGTAGGTCGCGGGACGGCAATCCCCACCTACCCTAACATTACGAAGGAATGTCAGCATGAATATTTATTACAAACCTGATGATGAATTTTTAGTGTGCGCTAGAGAAGAATTTAAAAATATTCCCCATACTGAAATATTTACACCATCTTCTCAAAAAGGTGCTCTCAACAGTTTTTATGGAAAACATCATACAGAAGAATCTAAAAAATTAATTAGTCAAAACCAAAAAGGTTGGAAACACACAGAAGAGGCCAAACAAAAAATTAGTTTAGCTAGAACTGGCATTAAAAAACCTAAGTCTGTTGGAGAAAAGATAAGTAAAAGTATTAGTGGTGAAAATCACCATATGTGGGGTAAAAAATGTTCTAAAGAAGTTAAAGATAAAATATCCATTACCAAAAGCAAAAATCCATATAAACATAATGAAGAACGCAGAAAGAAAATATCTGATGCGGCAAAATTGAGGGAAGCTAAAAAAAGGTGTATGATATACAACTACTGAAGGTCAATGAAGCCTATGTTCATGTTATCTGTGAACGTAATATAGCTCAAGAACTTTCTGATTATTTTACCTTCTATGTACCAGGGTATCAATTTACACCTGCATACAAATCTCGGTATTGGGATGGTAAGATACGACTATTAGATTCAAGAACCATGAACATCTATCGTGGTCTTGTATTCTATATTGAAAAGTTTTGCGAAGAGAGAAAATATACCATTGATGTTGATGTTACATTAAAGGTAACTGAAAACTTCTCTGGTGTTGAAGCACTAGAATTTATCTCAACACTTAACTTACCTTTTGAAGTAAGAGAGTATCAATGTAAATCTTTCCTTCATGCAGTTAGACACAAACGAATAATGTTGTTGTCACCAACTGCATCAGGCAAATCTTTAATAATCTACCTGATACTAAGATACCTGCAACAAGAACACAAGCGTGGCCTGTTGATTGTTCCAACCACATCATTGGTTGAACAGATGTATAAAGACTTTCAAGATTACGGTTATGATTCTGAAGAATATTGCCATCGTCAATATTCAGGTAAAGAAAAACATACAAACAAGTTTCTTACTATCACTACTTGGCAATCTATCTACAAGAATGATGCTGAATACTTTGAACAGTTTGATTTTGTAATAGGTGATGAAGCACACCAGTTTAAAGCCAAATCACTTGCAACAATCATGTCTGGTTGTGTGAATGCTGGTTATAGAATTGGTTGCACAGGTACACTTGATGGTACTCAGACACATAGACTGGTACTTGAAGGCCTGTTTGGTCCAGTCTATCAAGCAACAACAACAAAAGAATTGATGGATAATGACCATCTTGCCAAATTCAAAATCAAATGTCTGATACTCAAGTATCCTGATACTGTCTGTAAGCAATCAAGAGACTGGTCATACAACGATGAGATGAATTACATCGTCCTAAATAAAGCAAGGAACGAATTCATAAAGAACTTAGTTCTCTCTCTTGAAGGTAACACTCTTGTATTGTTCCAGTTTGTAGAGAAACACGGTAAAGAACTATACGAACTCATCAACAAAAATGCCAAAAAGAGAAAAGTTTTCTTTGTATTTGGAGGTACAGATGTTGAAGTTAGGGAATCTGTTAGAGCTATTACTGAAAAAGAAAGTGACGCAATTATTGTTGCTTCTTATGGCACTTTTTCTACTGGCATTAATATTCGAAACCTACACAACATACTCTTTGCCTCTCCTTCGAAGTCTAGGATTAGGAATTTGCAGTCAATAGGTAGAGGTCTTCGTGTTGGTGATAATAAAACTGCTGCAACATTGTTTGACATTTCAGATGATTTTCGTGTAGGTAAGTTTACAAACTACACACTAAAGCATTTCATAGAACGATTGAAAATCTATGATGATGAAAAATTCGTATATAAAATTTACCCAATAGAGTTAAAAACATGAACAGTAACATAAAGATAGTTCGTCTCCAATCTGGTGAAGATATTATTGCTAACTATCTTGAAGATGAAGAAAACGATACGGTACTCTTAGACAAACCAATGCATATTATACTTAAAAGATTACCTAATAATAAAACAGTAATGCTAATGATGCCTTGGTTGCCAGTTGAATTAATTAAAGAAAATGAAGCTATACTATATGCATCAGATATTTTGAGTGTGTTTGAACCACGGGAAGATTTGGTTGAACATTATGATAGTGTGCTTACCCAATTTGAAGAAGCCCTAAATAGTGACGAAGAAGATGATGAAGATGATAGTATAGATGGAGAAATGGAAATAGAAGAAATACAGGAAGGAACAAAAAGAGTTCTACATTAATAATGGAGTTGTTATGTCTAATGTGTGTTTTGTTGTACCAAGTAGCGCGGCTAAAGCCTACCAAGATTTATCAAAGGTTCATTCGGCAATTGAGATGCCAACCTGGGCAGCATTATTGGCAAATGCTGTTCGTGTAAAAAATCATGAACCTTGTATTTTAGATTTTGATGCCTGTCCTCTATCG